TGTTGTATATAACGATGGCAGCACCCAAGTCAAAAATTGCAATACCTTCAACTATGAATATCGTTATTCATACTGTAGAGGTGTTAGCAATCCTGGGTTCTTTAAGAAGGTACGAAGTGGCTCTCTTGTGGGTTTTACCCCATGGGAGCAGTTTGTCGGGGAGAGCAGGTTAGCTCAGGCTTCCTTTTCTTATAGTGACCCTAATTGGGGCACTGAAACGAAAGACCCTGGGTGGAACCCGTTCGACAACCGGACCCCTGACTTGAACTCCTTCTGGTCTATTCGGCCGGAGGAGGTTAGAGAGATTGCTTCCTCATTAGTATATGAGGCTGGTAGTCTGCTCCAACAAGCAGCGAGTTCGGCGTACTCCGACGGATTCGACGTGTTGACGTTCGCTGCAGAGTGGACGAAGACCGTTGCGATGCTTCGTAAGTTCGTAGTGAGGTTAGTCAAGCTATTGCGAGATCCGGATTTCCGGGCGCAAATTGCGAGACAGGCCAATGTCGCCGTTCGTGATGCTAGATCTTTTTGGAGATATAGCAAAAGATACGCGAAGGAGTGGCTAGAGTTGCGCTATGGTTGGCGTACTCTTCTCTACGACATGCAGGACATCAACCGAGCTATCGAGAGGCTCGGTGCAGACGAACGTTTGCGTATCATCAAACGTCAAGCTAGTAGCGGTGTTATAAGTACGGATGTACGAACACACACCTTCGCCTGGTTTGGTGGCACACTCGAAGTGTTATCAACCTCCCAAATTTCATTGAGTGCTCGCGGAACTTTTGCCGCTAAAGCCTCGGTGTCTCCCATATTACAGGTTAATCCTGTGGTAACGGGTTGGGAATTGATCACGTTTTCATTCGTGATCGACTGGGTGTTTTCAGTAGGCAGCGCCCTCAAGGCAATGTCTGCTGTAGCTCTGGCTAGCGAGTCTACCGGATGTACCGGTATTCAAGTACTGGTTGAACGGGAACCATCAATGGGTTCTATCGTTCCCTATGGGGGAACGAGCCTGTCGATGGCCGTGAGCGGAAAGGCATTTGCCGAGTACGTCATCCGTAGTCCTGGAGACCCTTCATATGCACCTCGCCTCAACCTAAACCTATCCTTGACGAAGCTCGCAGATTTGCTGGCTTTGTTGAGGGTTGCGATGAAGTAGGGGTTCAACTTAACTAGGAGACAACGTCATGGCCGCAATGGTCACAGTCCTGCACCCGTTCTCAACGGGCGAGGCAGGGGTCGTTTACGATGTGGATAGCTCCACGTCACTGTCCCCTCGTCGGCTCGTCCAGAAGCGGAAAGTCCCTACGGGGAAATCCGTTATGGTCGAAAACGGTTTGACGCTGACGTGGGCAACCACGGATGCCGATACACTGCCGATTAACGAGAAGGTCGCCATCTACGTGACGGTCAGATACCCCAAGACGGGGCAAATGGCCGATGTCGATGCGGCGCTCGCAGTAATGCGAGACATCGTGAGCTCGGATGAGTTCACGGACGTCGTGTCCACCTCGCGTCCCTTGGTCTAAGCCATCGAGCCTACGACTAATGGGCGCAATCGTGCGGATCCAGAGTTCAACTGGACTCTGTCCGTACGTGGCAATTCTGCGATCGCTGGCCTCGTGCTAGTGATTGCGTTATTGTCTGGTGCAGCTGTTCTCCTTCCTATAGGGGATGTGCTGGGTATGTTCACACATTGATGGGGTACTGCCAACATGCGCAATACCGACGAGTTGTGGGAAATCATCTCACTCTACGTCCAAGACCATGAAGAATTGCTCGATAGCATTGGTCTTCTGAAACGAGTCCGAGGTTGGATTCGGAGTAGGTCGGTCGCTAAGCTAGCGAGCCTTGAGATGGAAGTGCCGGCATACATAGAGGCCGGTAGTCAGGCACATTGTGCCGCGGTCCTGAGACAGCTCCCGGCTTTCGTTAAGAAATGTCGTGATTTTACTGACCCAGAGACCGAGCTCGGTGGGGCTAGGGACGCTTTCCTGCGTTCCGAACGCCTGTGCGCAATAACAAACCGTCGATTAGACTGGTATCTACATGACCATCCTGAGCGTTTAGCTCCTGATATGGCTGAGTACCTCTCTGAGATGAAGCGGTATGTTGCCACAACACTGGGTGATTTCGGTACGTTCTTGGATACTTTGCCAAGACGACTCCGTCTCACAAGTGGAGCAACCACGACCCGATCGCGTCGGGACTCGTCGCCTGTCAAAAAGGTGACGCGCAAGGAAATTCCTTGCACTACCGGCGCACGTCCTTATCTCGCCGCTTTAACACAGCTGTGGGGTGAAGGAAAGGCTAGTTTTCGCATACTAGCCGCCAATCGGGTAACTGTCGTTCCTAAGAACTACAAGACCGGGCGTTTAATCGCTTGTGAACCGGACGGCAACTTGCCGCTCCAGCTAGCATTCGATGGATACGCAAAGGAGAGACTTTCCCGCAAGGGGGTCGATCTCCGGTCCCAAGTTCTGAACCAACGTCTTGCAAAGGAGGGATCTATTCAAGATAACCTCGCGACACTCGACCTTTCCATGGCGAGTGATACACTGAGTGAAGGACTAGTCGCCTTCCTGCTCCCAGAGCAGTGGTTCGACTTTCTGAACTCAGTTCGTTGCAAGTACGCGAACGTCTCGTCCCTCGGGATCGAGGATTCTACAGTCGTAAGGCTGCAGAAATTTAGTTCCATGGGAAATGGAGCTACGTTTACGCTTGAAACGTTGGTCTTTGCAGCTGCAGTGCATGCGGTCGGTGCCTCCGGGTCCGATCGTAGCTTTGCCGTTTATGGAGACGACATCGTGATCAGGAGTGATCGCGCTGCCGAGCTTCAACGGGTATTGCAGTTTTGCGGTTTCGTGATTAACGGTGACAAATCTTACACGTCCGGCCCCTTTAGGGAGTCGTGCGGTGAAGATTACTGGCGCGGTGTTCGCATCACGCCATTTTACGTACGGGAGCTCTCAGAGCGACCCGCGCGCGTATGTCACCATGTTAATGGACTGGCAGCAATTGCCAAGCCGGGGGGGGTCCTTTGGACCTATTTGTCCTCTGTTGTTTGGAATGAAAAGTTGCCTCTTGTCCCGTATCAGGAAGATACGATGGCTGGAATTCATATTCCAGCCCACGAAGGTCATGTGCGCGGCTTAATCCGCCGCCGCCTCTCCAGTAATGGGGAAGGTTTGTTCGTCAAAGGTTTTCGACCTAGAGCGAAGCGAGTGACCAAGACGTTTGAACAGAGGGACTGGCGTTATGCATGGTTGTGGTTCATCGCCAATGGCGGTGAGACTCAGTCTTGTCATGCACCTTGGGAATGTGGCCGATCGGCCGCTGACCTATACCTCCTCCGCGTTGGATTACGCGGTGTGTGGCCCTTTGTTGAAGAGCGTTTAGCCGTAGCAGATGGGGAGCCCGCTGTGGACAAGAGAGTCCGCGGATGGGTGCGGTATGTACCGCCGGCAGTAGTCGCACCTGCGCACCTTTATTGGTGGGCAGAGACCCTAGCCTAGACAAATTGTCAGGACAGACCCGGGCATGGAGCC